CCGTCCATAAACGAGGGCAGTATCTCCATTCGCATCCACATCAAATTGTAGACGGTCTCTCAAAATTAAATCTCGACTTCCTTTAGCCATGCCTCTGCGATCGTGCACCAGCCTATAATATGGACATGAGAGGTATAACTTGCACTTTTCCGGAAAAAGTCAAGAAGAAGCTTCCAATTTTGATGCCTTTTTTCGGCAATACATACGCAGGTTTCCGGAAAACATCAACGGATTCCCATCTTGACGGCGAAGCCGTACTCGAGCACGCCATAAGATACTCTCCCCGACACACCCACCCCATCCGAAGAAGCCACTGCATTTAGAGCCATCCCAGCGAACCGCAGGTTTTTTTTGAATCCCACACCTACCTCTTATGTATGAATCGAGATTTAGGCGAGGATATGGGAAGACAAAAGACCCTTTGGATTGATGAGGAATGCTGGACAAAATTAGAGCAAATGGAAGGTGATTCTGTTAGCGATAAAGTGCGGAGGTGCATCAAGCAAGCCGATACCGCCAACGACGCTTTACAACAGGCTCTAAGGCGACGAATCAAATATCTTGAAGACAAATTGAAGAGCGTCGGTTGGAAAGGTGATTGAATGGTGAACGTCTTCATTGATTTGTTCAGCGGATTGGGTGGCGCATCTGCCGCTTTCGATCGTGCACCAAATTGGAAAACCATCAAGATTGATAACAATCCAATTTTGGTTGAGCATAATCGAGGATTGCATCTGATGGACTTGGCCGATGTGACCACAACCATCCATGCTTTGACCCTGATGCTCACAAAAATCTCACATGAGAATCAAATAGGAAAAGTAGTTCTTTGGATGAGTCCACCATGCAACGAATTTTCGTACGCTAATGCTGCACGACCTGATGAACCGGACTTGACTCTCCTCGATGCTTGCAGAGCATACATTCATCACTTTCAGTACATGGTCGACTATTGGGTTATTGAGAACGTCCACGGAGCGAAACCTATCTTCAACGAGGAACTTGAACGTTCACCGACTCAAGAGATTGGACCCGTTGTATTGTGGGGCCACTTTCCTTTGATTCCAATTCGAACACGAGACGAATGGAAGCATCGAAAGATGGAATCGAAAGGCTCTCGTGCTTTGAGACCTAATATGCGTGCCATAATTCCTTTGCCAATTTCAGAAGGCTTGCTGGATGCCATTGAGCATCAACAAACCCTCTTCAATTTCAAAAATTAATAATGACACGCCCAGGTAACTATTAATTTTTACAAAAGCGTTGCAATTTGTGGGAATTGAAGCAGTACGATGAGAATCAGCAAACGTTCACACCAAACGATGCGTTCGTTTTGTGCACGATCGATTGGGGCAATAGGCTCAGGTTGAGTCAAGCGCATCACAACATCAAGGTGTTTCCATTGTCAGCCAATTTTCTTGGCGGTTGTTGTGCTCGAATCGGTCCGGACTGAAGTCCTCGATTCAAGCCAAACCTGAGCCAATCAGGAATGTTTCCAAGAACCGCATCATCGACACCAAATGCTTTGTCGAATGCCGCCATCGATCGTGCACCCTTCACATAACTGCGAAGCGATGCCGTGGTCAGCATGGCTTCCGATTGGTCGGCAGAATAGTTCAACCAAAAATTGCGAGCTTCTCCACCGCTTAACATTCTCTCAGGTCGAATTCCACCGAACTTCCATGATGGGAAAATCTGCCCTACATTGTCAGTCTTTGGAATAGTCCGACCTTGTTGAACTAAATTCATACCTTGAGCGACAGAACGTTCACGAATCATCCCCAAACCGTATGAGGTTGGATTTGCTTTTTTATCATCCGACGCTACATAGAAAGAAAACGCAAGGTTTCCTACAATGGAACCCGCTTCAGCGTGAACGATCCCTGTAATGTAAAGAGTGGGTGTATAGAAGGAAAAAGTCGGAGATGCACCTAAAAATTGGTTGGGGAACATCCTGATAGTCCCGAAGCGGTCAGGCGTAGGGTTCTGCTCAGTTATTGCTTTCATTAGCACCGTATCATTGGCGGCAACCGGCCCCCGTTGACCATAGATGTTTGACAGTTCCATGTCTGAGTAAATGATGGGATATGGCGATACAAACCACTCAATGACCACGCCTGATGGCGAATCAGTCTTGATAATTGCATCTTGAAAAATATCCATTTGCATTATGCGGTGCAGCATCATTGGACGCAAATTAATTTTCTTTTGGACAATGCCAATGTTCGCCCCCGTTAATTCAACCTCAGTGATTTCAATCGATTCTCGTATCTCAGTTAATACCATCACTTCTTCCCTCCTTTCTTCTTCCGTGGACGTTTAGTGCCGTTTGCTTTGTGGTATGCTGTCGACATGGCTTTCAAGTTAAGCAAGCCCTTTTTGGCCCCACTCTTGAATTTAATTTGATTTGCTTTCTTAGCACAATACCGATTCCACTTGGTCGGCTTTCGTTTTGGCTTGGTTTCGATCGGCACGGGGTCCACCCCTGAAACGGTTGCGTTTGCTTGCATGGCATCAGTGGGTTGGACTTGGGTTAGCACTTCACCTTCTTTGATGTAAATGGTAAATGCAGGGCTTCCGTTTAGAAGATATGCTTGATAGGCAGGGATAGCAATCATGTCGATGGGGAAGACCGTTTCTTGGTCGCCCAGAATAAACCCACCAATGGCCCCAAGAGTACCGGCGGCAACGCCGATTGCTGGATGGGGCGCAAGCTTGCCCAATCGAAGCCCCGCCTTGCCGTACTTGTAGGCATTTGCAGCACGCTCCATTAGGCGTTCAGCGTCATCGTCTCGGGGGTCCGTTGTGTAGAAGTTCCCATCTTTGTCGTATGGCACTAAGGCCACCTCACAAATCTTGTGCTTGGGTCAGCATTTCAGTCATGTCGCCTTCGGACAATTTGACCGGCTCACCAATGACCATAATGTCAATTTCAAGGGTTTGTCCACCAAATTGGGTGATGTCATTAGCACACACGCCAACGAGGAGATCGGACACGACATTATACCCTTCAGGGTGAAGGTCAGGTGTTCCAAAGAGAACCCATTGATTTGCGAACGATTCATCTGCGCCACCGGCGTTATCTCGGACAGTGGTTAATTCGAACACGCTGATAACATCAGGGGAAGCGATGCCAACATCATACGCATTCTCGTATGCTGTTGTTGTGGTGAAAATTTTGAGGGAGCCAAACGCTTCGGAAGCCAAAGACATCAGAGGATTAAACACACCTGTAACACCTGAAGCGGTTGGGTCACGAATTTGATAACGAACTTCCTTGACAGACATTCCTTCACGCTTTACAACGTTCACGAAGTCAGAAAGGTCAACCCGTCCATAAACGAGGGCAGTATCTCCATTCGCATCCACATCAAATTGTAGACGGTCTCTCAAAATTAAATCTCGACTTCCTTTAGCCATGCCTCTGCGATCGTGCACCAGCCTATAATATGG